CAAGCGGAACCATAAAGTTAACTTGAAACCCCCAGTTCTCGTTAAGCTGATAACTAGACGGATACAAGTCCCTAGAGTCCTCATCATGTGAGTAAGGGTTTGTATGGCTGCCCATGTAGAAAGGACTAAACGTCATGGTAGACCCGTTACATTGAATGTTTGGGCCATATATCTGCCGTGATGATGCTCCATTGTTTTGGAACTGTACGGCTTGGTTTGTCACGTTTCCCGTAGCCGCAGCTACAGGATTAGACGTGTTGTTTGTATCACCCTCTTCAGCGTATACAGGCGTATAACTTACTGCGAGAATACAGAGAGTGAGGTAGTAGTAGAGTTTATAGTATAGTTTGTTGTTGTATCCCACTGCTCTACGAGCCCTGCTGCTCGAGTAGCTGTTTCTAAGCTCCAATCTGCTGTTGGATCGGTTACGGAGAATGTCGTGCCAGTTCCGGCAATATCTGCGGAAGGAGTTACATTTGAACCTGACCAAGTATTTACAGCTGCTCCAAAGACTTGCTTCTGTGTTACTTCTGTTATAGTTTGTGTGGTGGTAGTTGTTGAGTTCATTGACCCTGTTGTAAACTGAGGGGTCACTGTGTTTGCTCTTGCTACTGCGGGTGACAACAATGCTAAGAGAAGGATCCATTTCTTCATTGTTTTGGTTGTTGTTTGTCTTTTTCACCTTTCGTTCTACCAGTCGATAGCCCGAAAGTTGCTAGGGCTCCCGTAAAAATCGAAGCGACGAACGTGATGTCCGATGATGCCCCAGTCTTTTTTACCATAGGTAACTCGACGTAGTTTAATGTAATAATAAAACCAGACCAGATTACAACTCCTAGACGCACTGCTGCACCTAGTATGGCCATCTGTTCGTCATGGTCATCTACATTCTCTTTTATTTTTTTGAGAATGTTTCTCTTTTCTGGCGGTTTTGTTTCCATTTGTTAATCTTGCCTTGTAAGAATTTTTGTACTCTTTTCTTTACCTGTTCAAACAGAGGTTGTGTAATAGTTGTAGCTGCTACGGCAACTGTAGCTGTTACAGTAGCAGTAACTAAGACTTCTGTCGATGGTAATGGGATACTAGGTAAGGGTGGAAAGTATATTTTTGGTGGCGGATTCTCTTCGGTCTGTACTTCTTTTGTGCCTTCGGGTCTTCGTAGATTGCTCGGAGGTACGACCAAAGGTTGATATGAGGGAACATCTGCTGTAGGGAGAGGTATTGACGGGGTTTCTATATGCCAAGCTGAAGGTATTTCAATGGCTGGTAAATCCATCAATACTTACTCTTGCCTAAAGCCACAGCAGCATCTTGCTCGCTGAAATCTTCAGTTGTCCAGATAGATGTTTTGCCATCCTCTTTTTTGTATGCCTTGATAATTTCAAGGTGCTGAACATTAGCTACTATTTTTATTTTTTGCTCCTCTGATAAAGATGATAAAGCTGCAAGATTATTTATAATAGTAACGCTATCTCCAGCATTTTTAAAAATAGTTGCTATTTCTTCTTTTGTTCTTTCCATTATGGCTTAGGATACTTGTCCTTAATAACTTTGATATCCGCCTTCCAAGCGTCAATACCTGAGTGATAGATTTTATCAAGCTGATCTTGCCAAGATGGATACTCGGCTGCTCTATCTCTTTGATACTTTGTAGCAGCCCACTCAGCGTCTATAGCTGCACGAGCTTCTTTTACTTTTTCGTCGTCAATAGTCACTAAATTAGCGTCTTTATCGTACGCTCCTGTTGCGCTGTTTATTGATACAACCGTGCCAGCGTAAGCACGGTAAATTGCTTCATGATCCATGATTAAAATAAATAAATGTTAGGTTGCTACTTCCATCAAAGTTATTGTAGATATACCATTACTATTAGTTCCTGCCGGTTGAGCTATAATTTCTCTACCTGATCCCGCCGTAGTAACTGCCTGTTGCGTCTTATATGTCAGACTACTACCAAGTGAATAAGAAGGTGAGTCAAGAAAGTGCATATTATGGTACGCATAAAAGTTAGCATTTTGGGAAAAATTAGCAAAGTAAAGTTGAATTGGTACATCATTCGTACCATCAGTGCTGAATGGTGCAGCTTTGTGTACAACTGTTGAATCTCTTAAAAGTTGAAAACCACCACCAACAGCAGTTGTCATCTTAATTTGGAATGATTGAGTTATAAAAGCTAATATTTTACTTGAAGCAGCGTGTGGCGTAATAGCTTGACTTAAGTTAGTATCCGCCATTGTTGTTGTAGTGTTTGAAGCTGTAGTAGTAGTTTGACCCTGCACAACTTGTATAATATGACCCGGAATCCGAGTCGTACCATTTGAGTTAAGGATAATATTGTTAGAACTAGAGGAAGCGTGTTTAATATTTGTTGTTGCTAAAGTTGCCATTATGCTGCCACCTCCATTAATTGTAGTAAACCAGTATCTGTTCCAGCACTGCCGAAAGCTGTTCCATTTATATACATAGTATGATTAGCTATGTAAGGTCTAATTTGAACTTTATATGTAAGTTGACTTGTTGAGGAAGGTGTATCAAGTTGGGTATGGGTTACATGAGTAAAAGTGTCACCGCCTGATAAATTTATTCCAAGACCGTGTATTCCAGTAGAGTTACCAACACATGTATATACTGCTGTCGAATCTCTTAAAACTCTAAAACCTCCAAAACCACTAGCAGCACCACTTGAAGTATGCACAACACCCATAAAAGTAGAAAACATAACAAGCACTTTACTAGATGCAGAAGATGGTGTTATTTGAGCTGTTAACCCGTCTACATAAGCCGCAGCATTAGCGTTTGAAATTTGAGTTGCTGTACCAGCTTGTACTACTTGTAAAATCTTACCTAGACCTCTATTACCAGTTCCCGGTAAAGTTAACTCAAATGCACTGTTGCCAGTTGTACTAGTCGGCCCTTTAATTGCAACCGTACCTCCACCACTATCTGCCGTTAATTTTAGTTGACTCATGATGGAACCTCTAGGATTGTTATTGTTAGTGCACCACCATTGTTGAAGTAGTTAGTGCTATAGCTAGGTGCAGAGCTATATCCATATACTCTTATACCTAAAGATGTAATACTACTTGCAGTAGGTTCATAAAGTAAATGTGTACCCATTGAACGTTGGGTTTGCATACTTTGTGAATACCCACCGGACGTACCTTTTACACCTATGCTTGTATAAGTTCCATTATTTTCAGAATAATATAACCTAAATCCCATTACGGATCCTTGGTTATTAATTATATGCCCAGCAGTAAAAATTAATAAAAAATTACTACTAGAGTCTATAGGCGTTATTGTCGCTTCACATCCTAAATACGCATCGACTTGACTTGTTCCTGTAACGCTAGTAGTAATGTCACCAGTGGTTGTACCTGATGCAACTTTTCTTATTTGCCCAAGCTTTACCTCACTAGCTAAATCGGCACTTTGTATAATCCCATCTGGTAAACCACCAGCTGATATACCGGTTACTGTGCCATTCCCGTTTAATGTAATTGCCATAATTTATACGATTGTTACAGTCTCTCCCGCACCGATAGTAAGAGTGACGCCATTATTTATAGTTATAGGGCCAGCTGCCATGGCATTTTTATTGTTAGTTATAGTATAATCTGTTGTCATAGTTTGGTCGTTTTCAGTAAAAATTTCATCTGATCCACCACCAGTTGGGCCACCTCCGCCGGCAGCAGCTTCCCAGCCACAATCTCCGTTTGCGTCTACAGTTAAAACATAATCTTCTGTAGCTGTAGTAGATTTTAAGCTAAAGTTACATCCGGGGACTCTAAATTTGGTTATCTGTCCTCCAAATTGTCCGGTAGCACCTATAGTACATTCGTTACTTACACTCGTTGAACTAGCTTGTGATAAATGACCTATAAGAATATTATTACTACCACTTAAAGATTGTACAAAAGCAGCTCGTCTTCCAATCAAAGTATTGGAATTACCAGTTACACCTTTACCAGCGTCACTACCTATTGCCGTGTTATCTGTGCAACCAGTCCCAGCTTTTAATGCTTCATAACCTATAGCCACATTGTCATAGCCGGTAGTCATGTTATCACCAGAACGCACTCCCATACATGTATTTGATCGGCCTGTAGTGAGGCTATCAAGAGAACTAGATCCTACAGCAGTATTCCATGCTCCAAGAAAAGTATATTCTCCACCAGCATTATCAGCAGCTTTTAATGCTTGATAACCTATTCCTGTATTTTGATAAGAATCCTTTGTAGCTTTACAAGCCTCATAACCTACAGCAGTTACGCTATTTCCAGTAGTTACGTTAGCAGCTGCCATTCCTCCTACAGCAGTTGCTCCTATAGCAGAAGTACAATCCTTTAAAGCTTCGCCGCCTATTCCAACATTCCAATTAGCGGTATTATCTTTCCCTGCTTGATAACCTACAAATGTTGTATATCCGTTTGTCGTAATACTTTCACCGGCTTGATATCCAATATGAACATTTCCATTGCCACTAGTTAGGGCAGTTCCAGTATTGTATCCGTATAAAGTATTAAATTGAGCAGAGGTTCCAGAAAAACTATCTCCAGAATTATCACCACCAACAGTGTTGTATTGAGAGTCAGAGCTTACTCCTCCTCCTCCTCCAACTTCTACAACTGAACCACCATCTGTTTTTGTAAATAAACCGCCGTCGGTGGTATTAATAGCTAATTCACCAACAGCAACGTCAGAAGTACTAGGATCGCTAGTACCTCTTTTGTGCTTGATTGTAGCCATGTTTTAAAAATTACCTCCGTCGATTACTCCGACTGTTAATTCTCCTGAGCTTGGATTGTAAGAAAGACCTGTGTCTGTTTCTATTCCTTGTGAACCTGTAGCACCATCAACAAAAGTCAAATAAACAGTTTCATTAGTACTGTTATTTGCTGAAGCTGTAACGTTTGTAGCTACACCAGCTGTAGTGGCTGAGGTAGCACTTGCACAACTTCCGGAAGAAGTTATGTATCCAGCACCGTTAGTAAGCTGATTATTGTTTGTTACATTAGTAGCTGAAGCTGCAATGCCATTTAACTTACTTAATAAAGTATCTGTAAATGCGTTTGTATTACTATTTGATTCGTATGCAGTTTTAATTTCTGAGGCACTTTGGTCTGCTGTAGCTCCCGCTTCTATTCCATCTAATTTACTTTTTAAAGCATTTGTAAAATCATTTGCTGTTTGACTTGCAACAGTAAAATCTATTGTACCGTCTCCGTCTTGATATGCGACAGTTATGCCTGACTCAGTATTGCCAGTAAGCATAGCTCCGACTATATCTTGTACTTGTTCGTTAGATAACTGAGTGTTTGTGTTGGTAGAAGCAAAATCTAATTTACCATTTGTATCGTCATAGGTAACTGAAATATTAGTTTCAGTATTACTAGAGACCATTGCTCCAACAATATCTTGTACTTGCTCTGTTGAAAGCTGTGTATTTGTATCTGTCGCTGCAATAGTAACAGTATCAGTACTAGCATTAGTTGTGATAGTAACATTACTGCCAGCAGCAAAAGTTACAGTGTCAGTAGAGCTATCCGCAGATACTGTTGATTGACCACTGACTGAAAGGTGAGAAAATGCGTTCTGGTTGTTTTCTCCACCAGCACCAGCTGCTCCCCACTCTAAACCGTTTGAAGTATACTTAAGAATGTAACCTTCAGTAGGAGAGTTGTGTATATCTAACATCGCCTCTGTAACAGAGTCGTTAGCTACAGAAATTGTAGTACCACTTATACCAATACCACTACCAGCTGTAAGACTTGCCCAAGTTAAATTACCAGATCCAGAGGTACTTAGCACTTGGTTAGCACTACCTACACTAGATGGAAACGTTAAAGTATAACTTTGTGATGCACTGTGAGGAGGTGACTTTAGTTTTATACCGTGGCTATTATTCCAGCAGTTTAGCTGTAAGTATCCGTCAACAGAGCTGCCATCACCTTTAATAGTTAGACCAGCTGTAGAAGAGTCAGAAACAAAGTTAGTCATGCTCTTTTCTACAGCTCCACTTTGAATCGTTGCAGTTCCTGTAACATTACCTGTTCCATCAAACGAAGCGGATGTCCAAGCTACATCTCCAGTCATACCAATGGTTCTACCGTTAGCTAAGCTAGTTGCACTACCAGTTACGTTACCTGTAAGATTACCGGAAAAGCTTTTACCACTAGCAAGTGCAATGTGTTCTGATGATGTCCAAGAATCAGTTGAGTTAACCCAGTTAAATGTTTTATCTGTAGCACCTTTTAAAGTAATACCACCACCATCAGCGGTTGAATCAGTTGGAGTAGTAACCTTACCAAGTTCTAAATTCTTATCTTCTACATTAACAGTACTGCTTGAAATTGTAGTAGTTGTACCATTAACAGTTAAGTTACCTGTAACAGTTACGTTGTCACTAAAAGTTTTATTACCAGCTGCTGTCTGTGCACCTTCGAGTGCCATGAAAGCACCAGCTCCACCGATTTTTATAATATTAGCAGCATTATCGCCACTTGTACCTGTACCTATATATAGTGTTCGACCACCCGAAGAAACATCAGTACCTTCAGTAAAAGCTAATTCTGCATTAGCTAGTGTTAGGCCAGATATACTACTTCCAGTAGATCTTTTTATTCGTATTTTTGATGCCATAGTTTAAAAATTACCCCCGTCGACAATGTTGGTTTTAGTTGTTGTGTTATCAGCTTTAAAAGTACTAGCTGTGTTATCAAAATAAATTAGTGATCCATCAACCTTGCTTGCAAAAGCGGAGTTAAGATCACTTATAGAAAAACTAGAAGAACTTGACCCAGATGAATTAGATATTATAGGGTTGTTTACATCTTCTGCTTCTTGAGCAAAGAATAGCGTCTGTCTAGTATTATTATTTAAATCTACTGCTCGGATAGTTGAACCGGGGGTGAAGGTAGATAAAGCTGTGTTTATATCAGACTGCCTGTATATAAGTAGAGTTTGAGTGTTAGTTGGTGCAGGGTTTACGTTTACACTCCCTGCTGTTTTAGCACTATTAGATGTAACGGTGTACTCGTTATTTCCGGGTGTGCCATCTCTATAAGTAAGATCTGTACCATTAACTCTTACTTTAATGTCCTCATCTCTTATAAACTGTATTGCAAATGGAAAGTCAGTAGTAACGCCATTAAGCTGTGCACCACTATATGTTTTTGTTGTTACTGCCATGATTAAATTATTGTAAAGTTTTCTCCAGCTCCTATAGTAACAACTACTCCGTTTCCTATAGTAATCGGCCCTGCACTCATAGCATTTTTATTATTACCAACTGTGTAGTTTGCCGTGATTGTCTGGTTATTTTCGTACACACATCCGTTTGCTACAGTGGCAAATACACCAGTTAAATTACCACCATCTACTGCTGGAAGCACTGAGGGAAATCTAGCGTCTGGTATAGTACCAGTTAACTGGCTTGCACCTATACTAACATCTGATGGAAGTGCACCAGCTCCTAGTTTGTCCATTGTTACAGCGTCAGCAGCTATTTTAGCTGTAGTAATTCCATTGTCAGGTATTTTAGCAGTAGTGACGCTGCTGTCTGCTAATTTAGCAGTTGTTACTGCCCCGTTGTCTATTGACCAAGTTGTTCCAGTAGTAACCGTTATTTCACCTTTATCGCCAGCAGTTAAAGCTATTCCGGCACCGTCAGCACCTATAGTTTGTAACTCTTCGACGGCAAATCTAACCTGTTTAGTTGCACGATTTAAGTCAACAGCTCGTAAAGATCCGCCTGCTGCAAATGTGACAGCTGGGGTTACAACATCAGTAGTTCTAAACGCTCTTACATTGCCTGTGCCAGCTCCGGGGGCACTTGTAAGAGTAAGTTTCCCGTCTGCGGTTACGTTATATGCTGACGAACTCAAATTAGAACCACCATCTATTGATACCTTGACATCTGCTGTGTTTAAAAAGTCAAACGCATCTATTGTATATTCAGTAGCAGCATCTGTAGTCCCGTTAAATAATTGTTCAGTTGCCATGGTTATTTAGGTATATTTAATATATTTGCAGTTTGTCTGCGCTTTTGTATTTGAGCAAAGTCTTTTCTTTGCTGCTCTTGTATAAGCTCTAGTATATCTGATTGTTGTTTTATAGATGCCCATGCTTTTCTACGAGCTTGTTGAAACAATCTATCAATAGCTCTATTATGCCAGTAGTCCCTAGCATCATAGTCAGCTCGCCTACCAGATTTTATATCGTTATACATTTCTTGCATAGAAGCAATAGCCTTTGGGTTTTTGGCTAACTTATCCAACTCACGCTCTAGGTTCTGCAAGCCTATAGCTCGTTGAAATGCAGATCTAATTCTTGGTGCGTCGGTAAGATTTGTACTGTCAGGTGCATAGTATGTGGACAAACGTAAATCGTAGCCACTGTTAAATAAGAAGTTTCTGCCGGGTGTTTGATCTAGACTAAGACTTACAGGGCTAACTGCATTGTATGCTCTAGTCAAAAAGTCCCAATCCTTTAAGGGCTTACCGTTTAGTAAATCATACTTAATAGGTAACTCACGGTCACCAGCTAGCTGTTCTGATAATAGGTTTCTGTTACGTACTGACTGTAGAATACCTGAGTTTATTTCACGCATGTACGGTGTAAATAGTTTACCTAGCTCGTTACGTAACCCAGCAAGAGGCACTTGGTTGTTACCTAAACCGGCTACAATACGGCCAGCCTGTCCGGGTCTACCAGCAAATAGGTCAACAAAGGACTGAATACCAGCTAGATATGACTTACTTGTGATAGCTTGTGCTACTACAAGAGATATCTTACCTAATTCGTTTTCTGTCCATTCTTCACCCATAA